GGGCTCAGCATCGCCTGCACACGGGCACTAAAGTTTGAAAGGTTGATGGTATGCACTGGGTCGGCCGATTGTGCGTCGCCGCCGCGGGGTTGCGGCGTAATAACGCGGAACGGCACAACGTAATCCAGCGCAATAGCCTCGTTGTACCTATGCAGAATCTGATAATACCACGCCTGCCTGAAATTCGTCAGAATGCGTGAAATACCCCACCCACGATTGCGCATACCCGACAGCGCATCTTCTTTGAGATGATAAATAACGCCTTTGTCGAACATGAGATTCTGTTCGTTTTTAATCGCCTGAATAACTTCCCAGCTTGCGCGCTCTAGGTGGTGCAAATGCCCAGCTTTGATCAGCGCGCGATAGTCCTGTGGAATTTTCCAGACATACGAGCACTCGTTGGTGTACGGGTCCCAGATATATCAATCTCGTGCGGGCTCCAGCGCTTAACGTTAATCTTATCTGCGTCCCCGCTGCGTCGGTCAATGTGCTTCCACGGACCGACGTGTTTGCACTTCGGGCAAGTTGCGTGAAACTCAAAGTCGGACCATTTGAACGCGCACTGGTCTGAGTTGTACACGCGGTCCAGCGGCATCTCCAGCCCGCATTTTTTACAAGACAGATAACGCCGAAACGGCACAATCAAACTAGTGAAAGAGTTGCCGTACGCCATGTAGTCCATAGCGACAGAATGCAAAACGTTTTTAATGCTGATAGTGTCTTCTAAAAAGACGCGAAACTTTTCTTTCTCTTCGCGGCCGATTGTGTTCTCGCCAATGTCGTATATTTCGACGTCCGTAATAAAGTAAGAGATAACACGATCGACGGCCTGCCGGTACGGGCCGTTTGCATTCATGACATACTCGGTCCAACGCAACGCCGTCTGAATGCTTTCCGGCATCGAGAGGCTGGCAATGTCGCAGAACGGGTCCGGAAAGCGCTCGTCTGCTGTGACGCCTTTGCCAAGAGAGTTATAGCCAGCCTGCGCGGTAGGAATGAGCGTCATGCGATGGTCCCTACTTTAAACGCGCGGTTTTAACAACTGTTTCTGCGGCTCGTTTACGAAAATCGCTGTCTAATTCGGCGATTTTGTCCGAAGCGTGTTTTTCAGTTTTTAATTTGCCGGGTTTTTCGTCGGGCGTTCTTCCGGGCTCTATTACGGCGCGCTTTTCCATACTACTCTCCTACGGCTATAACAGCGCGCTCTACCGACAAAACACAGTATTCGCGGTTATCATAAACATACTGAAAACCGGTCGTATGCACAAGGTATAAACGGTTGTCATCGTTAATTTTAACCGCCCACGGACGCCCATACGGGTCATTTGACGGCGGAAACCAGCGCGCAGCGTTTTGTTCAAAGCGCAAGTCGTAAACAAGCACCATAAAACCCGACTCTTCAAACCTGTCGTCATCGTCGATCGGCGTTACAGCGACGATAACGTCATGGAAAAAAGCCGGAACAGTCCCAATGCCCTCTTTTTCGAAATAAACGAGTTTTTGCGGCGGACCTGCACTTGGCGCGGTAGTTTTCCCGTATCCTGCCGGCAAAACGTTTTGTTTTCTTTTCAATCCCATTTCCGCCAACGGACTATACGTCCTATCGACTTTTTCAATGGGCGGTTGTTTTACTTCGGTTTCAAGTTCGGCAATAATGTTTTGCTCTTCTTGCATTTCTTCTTCTGCGGCTGCTTGCTGAACGGCAACCCTTTTTGCGACAGATTTAGACGGCACACGCTGCACACTTGAATTAGCAGACTTTGCAATCTCTTCAAATACCATAGCCGCACGCTCCCTTATAGATTCGATGTCGTCTCCGGGAATCGCGGCGTTTGCGGCGCTAAGGGCGCCCAACACCCGATCCCTTGTCATTTGATCCATCGTAAAATCGCGCAGCGTCGCGCCATTTTGATCGACAATATTTATCTTGGTTTTTGACATGTCGTGGGGGTCGAAATTTACAGGCGTACCCCCGGGCGTAGCTTTGCCGACAATTACACCGCGAAGACCGCGCGGGCCGCCGCGCATGTAATCGGCCATCGTGCGGCCGTTTTCCATCCGTATCTCGTTCGGGTCTTTGTAGTCAGCCATAAAACCTCTGATAGCTAAAAAAAGGGGGCGCGCTACGTAGCGCTGCCCCCAAAATCTTCCGGTTCTAAATCGTCGCAGACGCTGTACAACAGTTTCTTTGGAATCTGAAAGTACAGTCGCCCAAGTGGCAAACCGCCGCCGCATGCTTCCCGAACATGCGCTGGCGTCGGAATTACTTCCGCGAAGACCTTACCCGAAAGCAAATGCGCTACAACCAAACCATATCGGTCTTCCTCCGGGAACACGGGGAGGACGTGCGGCTGTTCGTCGTGGCTTAAAAGCCACGGCAGAACGTCGGTATCTGATTTGAGGAAGTAGCGCGTCATTGTTAATTTTTGTCGCTGAACGTAGCCGGCGCTGGGCTCCAGTTTACGGGCGCCAACACAGTACCAGCATAACTCTCCGGCAAATCTTGTACAGTTTCAACCGGAAAGATTTGCACGGCCGAAAAGCGGCTGATTTTTACAGGCTGATGCGGGTTCTTAACTGCCTGTAACAAATCGTTGTAACCCACCTCCAGTTTGTACTTTGGCGGCAACTCGTTACGGACGGCTTCAACAGCAGACTGCGGGTCAGACATCACAACATTCGAAAGCGGGATCGCGAACGTAAAGAACGACGCGTCGGGATCAGCAATTGCCTTGAGCACGTCATGAACGTCGATGTCAAACTCGGGAAACTCGGCGCGGAACTCCAGCATGATTTGTTCGATCTGCTGCGGTGTCGCGTACGCCTTATCCGTGACGCCATGGCGCGCAAGAATCTTTGCCGCCGGATTGTACCGCTGCAGGTTTACAGCCTTAAGCGTTTTCGCCGGATTCGGTATCGACAGTCCAAGAACCGGAGTGTAATCCTCAAAAATGGTTCCGTTGGCGTCGCAGACGACTTCGGGGAAAACAACCGGCGACAACTCAACGTTTTTTCCGAACGATACGTCTCTGGCGTAGTTAACTAACGCGTTCAACAAATCGTTAGCGCGTCGCGCAAGAACGATGTTGTTTGCCGGCAACGTTCTTCCGCCGCCGCGCGGGGCATACGGAATGTCAACGTCGTACGCAAAAATCGGGTTGAACACGAGCTTGTCGTCGCGAAGCCGGCTGATAGCGCCGGTGAAGTTTAGCGCGTTGTCCAAAACCTCAAGCGTCAAAAACACTGGTCGCCGTCCAGACACGCTCCGAACAGGATTATCGAACGTGCTGTTGATGCCGGGCATCCAAAGGCCCGCGACCACACCACCCAGATAGTGCCGCAGTGGCTCCAAGCGCTTGAGGAGCCGCCGCTGTTGCGCAATCGCGCTCTGGACGTTGCGGGCCAACCCGTTTTCATTTTGTACTGCAATAGTCATGTTTGTCTTTCTTCTTAGAGACTGCGCACAATGTCGCAGCGTTTGACAGTGTTGTCGTAATACAAGTTCTTTTTGCCGGCTTCCCACTCTGCCGGAGATACGACCACGGCTGGCCTGTTATAGAAGACCAGAAGAATTTTTTCGTCGCTCAGCTTGCGCTGGCGCTTTACTGCATGTCCCTCAAACGTGATTACGCGCATCTAATGTTTGCTTTTCATTTTAGTCCTATAGCGTATGCGTCTCTGACCGCAGAGACGGGAGCATTAAATATGCCACGTTATGACTAAAAATTTAGGCGTCCGGATCGGGGAGTGCGTCGTCAAAAATGTTGCGAATTTCGTTTGTGTCGTCGGAGAAAAACTCGTCCGGCTGTGTGATTTGCGCCGGCGGAGTTTGCAGCGGCGCCGGGTCTTCTAAATGCGCCGGGTCTACGCCAAGATATCCTGTATCGTCCGGTTCGGGCGTTTCCGGAACGGCGTATAGCGCAATGTTTTCGTCTGGCGTCATAAGATATCTATACGGCGGTTTTGATATCTGAAGTCGGTCGCCAGAAAAGCAATAAACAGAGACGTCACGGTCTATGAGTTCTTTGAGCCGCGTCGCCAAATCGCCGGCTGACTCGAAGGTTTCGACTACAAAGTCCCCGGTCGGCAAAAGGATGGCGGCGTGATATCCGCGCGTGAACAAAATTTGCCGGTCTTCTTTTTTGGCAGCCATTTAGTCCCTCATCTTTAATGGGTCGTCTTCAGTGAATGACGACAATAAACCCTTTTGCCGCAAGAAACTGACTGATGCAGACGCTGACGACATATCAATGCGCCTAGCCTGCGGCGGTTTCATGCCCCGCTCTTCTAGAAACACAACGAAAGAGTTGGAGACAACGCCAAATATCTTTACCTGCAACCACTGTCGAGAAAACGAGGTGGGATCGGGGATAGACGTGTCGTACGAAAAAACGCTGGCAAACATACCAGTTTTAGGATTAGAGAACGCGATGCCACCAATAAATGAAAAACACTCTTCGGCGCGCGAGGCGTCTATGCAATACAGGCGTTTATCCCACGCAACCGGCTTGGCGAAACCCGGCAGCGCAACACGACCAAGGCCGCGAAAAAAAAACTCTTCTTCGCGCTGCAGTTCGGTGTAAAACGGTTTGAGGTCTGGGGATTCGGCCGGGAACCGCGCATTAAATTCAAACGCCGGATCGCGGTCAAATCCCCCGTGTGTGATCAGCAACGCCGGCGTAAACAAGGCTAACGGCTTTTCACGCGCGTTGAGCACATCCGATAGCGACCGCCGCAAAATCGGCTCGGCATCTCGTATGTCGTCGATCTGTTTAAACGAGTCCGGCCGGTTCATGGAATTACTTCTGCGGAGTGCCTAACTCGACCTGCTTGAGCGCCAATAGCAAAATGAAGGCAGCATCAACCACGTTGTCTATTCCGGTGTTTTTGTATTTGCTGGCGTCAAAAGCGGCACCAAGCCACTTATTGGCCGCGGCGATCATGTCCTCTTTGCTAGCCTTGCCGTTACCGGTGGCATACTTTTTAATTGTAGCGATAGCAAACCCATTCGAGATAAGCCCGGCTTCTTCAGCCCACGTCGCTACAGTGACTTTCATACCGCCGATAACTTCTGCCGCGGTAGAAACGCGCGACAAAATAGCCGGTATGCCGAATTTCTTGTTGACAAAAAATCCTTTGGGAGGCGAATACTTGACGTCTTCATAGGCGATTACTTCTGGATTAGTTACGCCTAGAAAAGCGCGCAGGCGCACGAATCTAGCAGCACCAGATTCGAGGCCGCGCGTAGACAAATCCCACTGAAACAGCTTTAGCTTTGCCTGCAGCAGTTTTTCACCGGGTACGAGGTCGTACACAGCGACGCCGCAGTTGCTGCCCAAATCTAAACCTAGATATCTAGTCGCCCCCTTCGGGCACTTGCCTACTTTGGAAGCAAACGCATCCGGGTCTTTGTATAGCCGATATTTGGGCACCGATATCTCCTTATTTAGTTAAGCCGCATAATGCATCCCGAACCCAAGATAAAAAAGTCTGTTGGTGTTCGGGTGCTTTTTTGAGTTTATTCAACTGATCTATTGCGTCGTAATACGCTGTCTTGTATTTGCCGGCTTCTTCTATTGCATCATTAAGTCGGCCCTGCAGTATTCGCGCCTGCGCGGCCCGATACTCAGCCACATAGTTGACGTCTGACACAGGAAGATCGGCGCCGGCAGCGAATTTGCGCACCTCAGCGGTAAAACGTGCCATATCAACCGCGGCAGGTGATTCTTCGTGCACAATAGATACTTCACGAATCGCTTTGAACCACGCGGCACAAAACACTTCGCCCATCGTAGCAAACAGATACTGACGAATTTCGTATCTGAAGTCAAAGAAGCCGTGCCGCTCCAGCGCAGCTTCAAAACTTTTTACAGGGTCTGCTGAGTTTACAAAATCATTTTGAGCTTTAGCCAGCGCCTCTGTGAGTTTAATAATCTCCGCTTGCTGTACGTTGTGTTCAAGCCGCCATTGCGCCCGCTCTGGCGGTTCACGCGCCTCCAATTTTTCAATGGCAATGCGCATAAGCGTTGGCGTGATGTATGCGTAATCACGCTCGGGGTTGTATAGCGGCGTCCCGTCGCCCTTGCGCCGATAACCTATGTCAGCCATGACTTCTCCTTGTTATCTATGACGAAACACAATTTGTCCGTTGCTGGCAGTTAATGCACATAACCGCCGGCTCGGCCGGATTGAAAAACGAAATCTTATCGCATGTGCGGCAATGTTGCTCAATGAACGTCTTCGGGTGTAGTGCGTAACTGCACTCTTCGTAACCTTTAGGGCAGTTGGCGCACGAAATCTCATACCCCAGCGGGCACGGTTTGGTTCGGCATCTTACTTCTATCAGTTCTTTGTTTGCTCGCAACATGCCGCTGCTGATACTAATCGTGCGAAACCGCGGACGGTCTGTGCTGCGGGCTGCTTCAACGTTCGCAAAGAACATGAGGTTCACAAAATGCTGCGCGACGCCGCCGTACTGGTGCAAACCCCACGGCGTATTTGAAAAACCGACAACGCGCGATAACACGTTGCAACTTCTAGCCGACATAAACTGAGAAAACAACATCGGGCACGGCGAGCCAGCCAACGCGCGACATTGAAACATAAAACCGAACTCGTTTTTGCGGCGCGTCGGTTGTACGCTCTCTACGCGTACGGGCACGCTTTCGTCGTGTAGCTGTCGTGTCCACGGTGTAACAGTTTCGCCGGCCACGAGCTTGTCTACGTTGCCGGCAATCCGCCACGCGAATTCGTTAATCGCTCGGCGGTCCATTTTTGTACCAGCCAATAACCGTACAGTATCAAAAACCGCTGTAGTTGAAATTGTTGCCGGCAGAATTTTTAACAACTCGTTTGTAATGTCGTAAAGCGCGTCTCCGACAAGAGGCACGTCTACGTATCTTTCTAAAAGAAACGCCGCGATATTGTTGCGGCGTTTCTTGATGCTTGAAAAATTGAATTTTTTCTTTGCCATGCTACGTAGTAGCCGGCTCCGGTGTTGGTTCCTGAGCCGGCGTTTCAGGTGTGAACTCTTGAATCTTCTTGTCTTTGTTCGCCTCTTCCCAAGACTTGCGGGCTTTTTCTACCTGCTCTTTAGTCTTGCCGATAATGTCCAAAACAGCGGCGCTCTCTTGCTGCAAAAACATAATGATTGAGCCAAGCTCTGTCGAGATCAGGCCCGAAATGTCGCCGACGCTGGAGATATACCGAATATCCGCAGTCACAGGCTCTGACGGCTTTCCGTCCTCAACGGTGCGGAAAACGATTTGAATTTTTTCAATCTTCAACGTATCCGGAATTTGATCTGACAACAGTCGACCGTTGAGTTGCTTGCCAAGGATTTTTAACTTGTCATAAGACTCGTACAGTTCAAGCATGCGCGCGCTGGCTTCGCTCATAAACTTTGCTGGGTTTACAGTTGTAGTCGTCGTTTGGGGCATGTTTGCGCCAATAATGCTTTGCAACGCCTTCGCCAAACCGGACGTGTCAATCTTGGCTTTTGTAGTCTCTGTGTTTTCAACAGCCCCGTCGACAACTTTGCACGCATTTGTTTGACAAGTCTTGTTTTGCAGAGCCATTTTATTCTCCTTGTAAATACGCCAATCCAAACCAATACTGAATACCGACAGGTTTTGTTATACCGTCTTCGTATAAAAGGTCAACAGGGAAACCCGTGACAATATGCAATTTATTCACTGTTTTAGGCGTATGTCCGGCGCATGACAAACCCAGTTGCAAAATGTAAGCAAACGCTAAATCTGCGTCTGGGCTTAAGGCGTAAGAGAACAACGGAATCCGGATATACGGGTCTTGGTATGACTCTGATAGCTCCTGCGGCAGGCCGGGAACCAATGGCGCAGAAACCACCAACCAACGTTCAACAGTTTCTGTCGGGCGCTTGTAGACGTAAGCGGGCTCAAATGCTGCGCCGGTCGGCCACGACTTTTTGGTGCGCGCCAAATCGATGCGAGATAGTTTTAACTGCATTACACGATAGTCCGCGCTTCGGGGCTTTCTACGCCGGCATCATTCACGTTAATACGCAAACCGTCGCGAAAGTGGCACAAGTGGAGGTTTTGCTGGCGAAACAACTCGCCCAGCAAAATATCGCCGCCCTTCTGCTGTAACGTATTAGGCGGCCAATCATATTTTTGAAGTACAGGGGTGTTGATTGCCCACCAGCTTCCGCTTACGTGCTGCACATAATGCGAAACGTTGTCTTTTGTTTTCCACGGCTGCGCAGCCAACCAGCTTTCGTGCTCCGCCCCGAGTCGACTTAAATGCACAGAACCGATAAGATCGCAAGCTGAGAGTTGCCGTGTAACTCTTTCCAACCAAGAATCAATGTCTGTTTCGGGATCGATGTAGGAGTCGTGATCGAACCACACCGTAATCGGCGCGGTGATCGGCGCGCAGTTGAACATACGCCGCATCATCGGATACTTGAACAGATTGGATATCTGCTCGACGACCACTGCCGACCGAAAGTGGTCTGCAATCTGTTGCTGCAAGAAGTTACGCGTACCGTTGCCGACAGCATTGCAGCCGAAACGGAATTCAATATTCCGTTCGGCCAGCAACCGCATCGGCCTGTTTAAAACGCGTTGCGCAAGCTGCAGATATTTATCGCCTGATCCGTAAAACAGTATACAGATACAAGCGGCGGCTCCGTCCGCCATACACGACTCCGTTCTATTATCAGACTATATTTTCACCTGTTTACGGCTGCTTTTAGCTACGGCAACAGGTAACACAACGGGTTCGCTGCGCGCTCTCGACAGAATATTAAAGGCTGTCGCAATTTCACGCTGCGACGGTTCTTTCTTCTGTGTCAGCGAAGAAATAATTCCGTCTACGCAACGCATAAACTCATCACGGGATTCTTTTGTGCTGAAGAAATAGCGGATAGAAAATTGTTTGATCGTTTTTCCAGCGTGCTCGTCTGCAACATCTCGTTTCTCCCAAGACCTTTTGGCGCTGTCCCGCGTGTAAACGTGCTGTATGCGCCCGAGAACATCGTAAACCACAAGAGCTAACGATTCTTCGGGGTTCTGCGCTAGCGAAAACACATGTGGGCGCTGAACAGACGGAATAAACGGTAAAATCTGCGCTACCTTTTCGTCTAGGTTTACGCGAAAAAGTTGCACAGGAAAAGACCGTGCTTTGCCGTGGCGCTCCACGGCAAAGAATTCCGCCTCGATAGCTTCGACGCCCGGTTCAATAACAATCGGAACGTTTTGAATTTGAAACATATGTATACCTTAACGGGTGATGTCAGATTGCCGACGTCGCGGCGTATTTGTTGTCTCTTCTTCGTCCTCCGTGCTGTCGTCCTGCGAAAGCTGATCAATAACTTCTTCCTGAACTTTAGCGCATCTGGAAACGTGTTCCGCTACGATATCGGACATGCGCGTGAAGTTATCGCGCATTTCGGCGAAGTACGCCAAAATTGTTGTGTCTAACTTCTCGGGCGGAGCGTTGGCGATATCGTCATAAATATCTGTATCGTCCTCGACCAGCCACAGTTTCTCAGACCGGGCAATAAACCGCCGCTGATGCTGAAGCAAATCAAGAACTTGCTGCTTTAAACCCTTGGGCGCCCGATGCGTCCGGCCACCGTTTTTCTGTTTGCCGCGCAACTCCTGAAGCTCTAGCGCAAGATTACGTGCGGTGTAGCCGTCTTCGGCGCATTTGTCCTCAAGAACCGTGCGCTGGTCGTCGTCCGGAACCTGAGCCAATAATTGAACGTGCGAAACGGTCATACGCCACCGCGGTCGTTCTGGGCACCGCAGATTTAACAACCGTGTCACTTCACCTTCACTAGGATATTTCTCAAAAAATGACACAGCGCTACGCAACTGATCTGCCGTATAAACTGGCGCAAAAATACTAATCAACAAAGAAGCGCCGTCAATATTGTTATTAATCTGCTCTTGCGTCAAATAAATTTCGGGGTTGTTTCTCACGTCGGTAATGATACGCCCGACGCGCCAAAACGCAGTTAAACTGGCTACCTGAACGTCGCCGAAAATTTGATCGATTTCAGATATGACGCCCTGCAGGTCTTCCGTCAGCGTCTCTGTAATCTCGTAACGTTGGTTTGCGGCGGCCGGGTGGTCGCCGACAAAATCCGCCTGAATAACAGACATTGCTTTGGATTTCCGTCCCATAACTTTCTCCTATTTATTGGCCAACAGCAAATCCATTGCTACGTTTTGCAACAGATCGCGTGTTGTGCGGTATTGGTTACGCGAGTAGCGCAACATAGAACAAAACAAATCGTACAAGTTTTTTGCCGCCATAGCTTCTTTCGTGTATACGTCAGTCGGGTCGCGCTGGTCGAGGTCGGCCCCGACGGCGGCGGCGTTTCTACATATCTGTCTGGCTTCCTCTTTCGAGACGCGGAAGCGAGACAGATATCCAATCCAGTTATTTATTGCAGCATCCAGCGCCGACTTGGAAGGCGAAAAGCCTAAAGACTTGCGCGTCATGTGCTGCACGCAACTGGCTATTAGGTTCATGTCTAAATTTTGATCCGCGACGCGGCTGATAAGCAGCGCAGCCCGGCCAGTGAGGTCGGCGCCCGTGTGCCGCAGATTAGACTTTTTTTTGCCGGAGTCAACCGCGGCGCCGAATTTTGTCAGCAGGCAAACAGCCGCCCGCATAGCAACGCCGGTATCCTCTCGATTAGCAAAATACCAGCCGCCGGCAAACGTGTGACGAGGATCAACATAGATATCATTGCGCTTGTTTTTCGTGTCAGCGTAGAACAAGCGCAACTCACGGCCAATGATTTCGGCGCGGTAGAACTCCGCTCCAAACTGTTTCACGGCTATCTCATCCGCCACCATGTTTAAAAAAGCCGTGTTGTCGAGCAGCTTGTGATCGAGCCCAAGAAAGCCTTCTATGGTTTTGTCTTTGTGATTTACAAGCAGCGTACGCTCCCGCAACGAGTCAAAACGCGCGCGCATCGTCATGTTGTAAATGCTGATAGCTGCGGCAAGGTCGCGATTGGCCGCTGAAGAAAGAACGCGATAGCGCGTTTCGCCGGCCAACTCGTTAAATACGCTATTCAGCCCAATTACCAAAGCGCTTGCTACGGCGTTAAACCCGATAGCGTTAAACCGATATCCGGTTTCTGCGACGCTGCCGTCAGCGGCTAAAAACAATTGTTGCTCGTCAACAATTGGTACTGTTTCTGTGTTCTCGCTGCGCTGGGTTAAAAACTCTTTGCAAGCAGATAATTGCGCGGCATTAAAAGTGGCAGTATGGACTGGCGCAAAGACGCTTCGCATCCGTTGCGCAGGAGCCAGATGAAAGACGTCCTTGCCGCTCACGTGACGTTACTCTTCGTACCAATCGTTCCCTATCGCCCTAAAAACAGATTCTGTAGGCTCGACAATGAGTTTCGACCGTTGGTGCGTAAACGCCCACTGCACGTGCACCTCAGACTCGTAGCGATCGAGGCGTTCAAGATTATGCGCACAGAACATCTTTTTGACAAGAGGGAACACAAACACAAACGGGCAGCCGGCGTCTACGCTCATACTGGCAAGCGCGTCAGACACGGCACGAACCAGCAAATTTTTCTCCGGGCGTAAAACATCGCGCAACGTTAACTGATACAGACTCACTCGCTGCCGACCGTTTGCGTCCACACGAGTGCCGCAATATCCGATGCGCTTGCCACATAAACGCGCCGGAAAATTGCTGAAAAACTGATTGAACCAGTCAAAGCTGAAAAAAGGTTGTCCTGTGTTGTCTCGGCATAAATTGACAAGTTTACCCCAACTGCGCGGTTTAATACCGCACTCGCCGATAACGCGTTTTACTACACGGTTTTCGTAAGCTAGCTGACGTGAAAAATCGTCTTGGCGAAACACAGAACCGAAAAAGTCATCTCTATTGTCGCTCATACCCCAAAGCTTTCTGCGCTAATTTTTGGCAGGCTTCGCGGCAGTAGTTGTACGTGCCGTCTGGTCTCGCGCCCACTGCGATAAGCTGCAACACAGGCTCGTATTCTGCCGCCCGCATAGCCAAATCAAGTAAATCCTTTTTAAGCTTTTCGTTTTCAAGCGCGTACGCAGTAATCGCGTCAACGCCGGCGTCGCTCAACCTATCTAACTCGTCTGCCGCCGCAATGAGCAGGGCTGACCTGTCAATAGCACGCGCTTGCGTGGCTGACTGCCTCAACTCTACGGCCAAAGGATGTGTCATATGATTTCTAGAAAACGCGGCCGATATGCTTCCATGGCAGCCGCAGTTTGTGGTTCGTACGGTTTTACGATATCAATCGCTTTTTGATACCGAGACCAAAGAATATTGGCTTCGGCACGCAGCGCTTTAAAATCTCGATCTTTTTCTGCCATCGTGTCGTGAAGTTGCATGTTGGCCGCGTCAATCTCAAAAAGCTGCTTTTCAGCGTTCCCCAAAATTTCTGCGGCGTGACGTAAATACGGCCCGTACGCAGGCGGAAAACCTTTCATTTCAAGTTCAGTCGCCAGCATTAATAGCCACTTATCAGTTGCTACAATTTCCGACATTAGTCCACCTGCCCAAGCGGGTCAAAATCTTCGGGGATAATGCTCGCACCAGAAATGCTGGACGCCGCCATAAGTTCCGGCACGTCCGTCATCTGGTTCTTCTTCAACTCTTCCATAACCTGCTTGCGATACTGCCGAGCCGGGTCACAGATGGCGTACTCGTTGACGCCGAGCAGCCCGTGAAGGACGCCGAGCACTTTTTTGTTATCTTCAAGGATGACCGACGCTTCCACTTCGGAGACGGCGTCCTGTTTCGAGATACCGAGAGCCGAAGAGTATACGAGCGGGACATCGGCGTTTTTCGTGCCGTGCTTGTATTCGAGATCGCAAACTTGTCTGACAAGTTCGGGGAGCTTAGGGTCAACGCCGGGCTGTGGCTTTTTGTCGGCAGCCTGCAAATCCATAAGCAAGCGGATCGTAGCCGTGTGCCAATCCCAGTAATGATATTGCTGGTTTCTGTAGGAGTCATTTCCTTCTGCGTCCTTTATAGAAACGATGTCGTTGTACCACATGAGGTTTACAACGATTCGCCGGCCGGGAGCGCCAAGATTGTTCTTGGTCGCGATAAACCGGACGGCTTGGCCCTCAGCGCGGCCAGACACGATGTTCTTCGACGACGCTTTTTGCATGTCGATAATAAGCGTCGGGTAGTAGTCGAGACTGGCGCCGCCCGGGGCGTACTTTTTCGGCGGGCCAAAGCCCATCGAATTAATCTCTTCCTTCAAGTGATTCGTGGCAACCAGCGCGATTGGATAGTGCCGCAGCGTCGGCACGAGCGCTGTGCGCATAAAGTCAGACAGGTTGCGCGCCAAGTACGGGTGACCGGCGGCAGCGTGTCCTTCTTCTGCCACCTTCTCCACGCGACGATCGACTTCGACGGCCGAGATAGAGTCGACGCCGATGCAAATCGGGATCACGCGGTCCGGAGCGTTAGCGGCATCGATCTGCGCGTGGATAGCCTTGCAGAAACCCATGTACTTGCTCTGCCACTCTTCGACGCTGGCGGCCGTCGTAACCTTGGTGCGGGCAATGTGCTGCGGGTTATGTCCGAGCATGCCCTTAAGCATCGTTTCGGAGCCTTTGTTCTCCGTATCTATCAAAATCGCGCCGCCGCCGTAGACGTGAAACCAGCGCATAATCTCCAGCAACATCGCGGACTTGCCGGCGCTAAACTCTCCGCGAAGTTGCGTAAAACGCGACAGCGGGAAAATGTTCGCCTGCAGGAGATACCGCGCCGACAACGTCGGCAACGGCAAACCGATTAGCGGGTCGCTATCCTCGGCCGACGCTTTCAACACCTCCGTGATAACGGGGTGCTCGCCGTCGGGGCTAAACGCGCTGAAACCTTCATCCGTGTTTTTCTTTTTGCGCCCCATATTGTTATGCACTCTTTTCTTCGTTAAAAGGAAACTCTGTTTGTGTTGGCGCAACCTGCGCAGTCGCACCAAAAAGAGCAACTACTTCGGCTTCGGTCATGGCATTTGCGCCGCGAGACAAATTGGTCAACGCGTCTTCAATTACAGTTTTTGTCCCGCCCTCTACGGCCGGCGTAGTGTGACTCATGTGGCAACCTTTTTTTCCCCGCGCACCCTCAACTTTTGGTTTCTTCTTGCGGCGAGGAATATGCACGCCAAACGGCGCAATGGGTTCGCGTATCCAGTACAAATTATGCTGCGACATGCGGCATTCTTCTTTGTCGTTGGAGCCGACTGCGGCTGGAATATCAAACCGCGAATCCCACTTAGAGTAACCGTCAGCGTGATCTAGATACCACGTTACGCACGCCTCCAACGCCGAAGCGGGCACGTCGTCGCGCAAATGAATAAAAACAGCAGCATTAAATATTGCGCGAACAGATTGAATTTCCCATATTTTATGCGTGTTATTGAACGAGGCGTTGCGCGCAATTACCAACCGCTCAACCAATGCCGCCGCATTTTCTAAATAGGTATAAAACCTATGAACTTCTCGTTCTACATCTGCGTTTGTCCAATTGTTTGCTTTTATTAGCTGCGCAACTAAAACTTCTGGTTGTTTCTTTTTCGTAATTGTGTCGTGTGTGAGAATTTCTGTAACGGTTGGTTTTTTTGCAGCCCACATATAAAACAACGCAAGTGCGCCGCGATTTAACTGCCCATTGCGTTTTCGACCGTCTGTCCCAAGTTCGGTCGACATGTCTGCTGTTTTCAGTACGTCGACGCCGGCTAACCGGGCGGTCACGTGCACAACAGCAGTGCAAACACGATCATATAACCGTTTGCCAACGTCTGTCGCCGTAAGTTCCCCGCGCCACAAATCGTACGGAAGAAGTCCAGTACCTTTGTTTAAATTCTGAAAAGACAACATAGCCTCGTCATGCGTGGCGTGCTGTCGGTGCATGATATGCACGTTGATTTGCTTTAAAATTTCTACTTCACGCTGTGTTAAACCAAAAGTTTTTGGGTTTTCTATCGCGCGCTTTAACGTAGTGAGCCGCTGCCGGCCGTCTTTCAAAAACAAAGTCATGCTGCCAGCAACGCAATACGTGTGAATCGGCGCTTCAAGCTGCAATATAGACAACGTATATTGAATGAATTCGCGTTGCTTTTTTTCTGACCACACGAATTCTCGTTGAAAAAACGGATGTATTAGCTGATGTTCTTCTATTTCGCGCAAAAGGTTCCTAACGTAAAGATCGCGCGCTGCGGAATGCGGTAATGAAACGTCCATGCCGTCTCCTTTCAGGTATAAAAATGTCAACCCCGGCACGCACGCGGCGAACGAACAACGCGGTGCCGGGGTTGAGTTAAAATTTACTTGCCGGCGAGACGAGACTTAGCGCGAGCTAAAATATCAGCCGCGTTAAGCTTGCCGGTAGATGCAGCCGCTGGCTTAGCCGCCGGCGGTGCAGATGAAAACATGTCAGCAACGCCCGCGGCCTCTTCTTCGGAGATTTCGGCTTCGGGGATATTGCTGGCCACATGCGCAGCGGGCTTCACAGGCGCTGCCACAGACTTCTGCGGCGCAACGCGAGCAGGCTTTACAAACGCCTGCATAGTTTCCGCGTCTTCTTCGTCGTGCATTTCCTCGACAGCCGCAGCCGTCGGTGACGACGATCGGCGGCCAAGAGCCCGAAGATATTCCGGGTGCTCCTGCCACGCGAACTCAAGCGCTTCGCGCGGGAACGCCGGCGCAAGCAGTTCGGCCTGTTCCTCGTAAGACATGATGTTTAAATGCGTGTCCCACGTACCGGCTTCCTGCGCCACACGCTCCGCATACGGCTCAAGCGAAACGCTCTGTCCGTTGTAGGTGTCGTGGATCACAGCGAAGTGCGTAAACGCGCTGCGGCGATCCGGCGGCGGGTAGCCGACAATGTACTGCGCCTTCGCGTTGCCGCGAGCGTACTTCGGGCAGAAGAACGTCTCGGGACCGTCGGCGCCCACGCCCATCACTTTTTGCTGGCCGCTTGAAAACGACTCAGGCATGATGGTAAGCAGCTTGGCGTCACCCATGTCGAGCATATCGCCGCTCAAATATTCGTTGGTGTCGGGATCGCGCACCTTGAGCGCCGAAAGCAGCGATTGAAGCGCGCTGAACTTGAGCCCAATAACTCGTGCGTTCTTCTTCGGGTCGTCAGAAAACGCGCTCAGAGAAATCTGCCCGCGGTCATCAAGACCGACGATGCTGGCAGAAATAAACAACATCTTTTCGGGCTTCGTGAGCGAGCCGACAGAAGACTGTAAAACCTTGGGCTTCTGCAGCAGTTCGCTGAACAGCCGGCCGATGCCCGGGGTTTCCTTGTTCTTCCACGCGACGTTGTACAGGAGGTTGTACGGATTCTCGCGGATGTCGAGGCTGGGGTTGCCGTCGTGCGCAATAAAGCACACGCCCGGGTTGCCGACCCAGTGCGCAACAGTCATTAAACGGCACCAGTCGCCCATGGCGATGCCGTCAGCGCCGTCACGAAAACTGGCAAAGGTTGCGCCGTTATCTTCGTAAATCGGCAACAGGCGCAAACAAAGGCCGTTGGCCATCAACTCGTTACCCGCGGCAATCAAAACGTTTTTGCCGTAGGTGTAGCGGGTATTCTTTTTGGGCCCGCTATCAAGATTGTGCTGCTTGCGAAACTCGGGGTCAATTGCAGCAAGATTCTGGGCGTCGTAACGTGGCATAACTACCTTCTCTTTCTAGTTGTGCAAGGGATTTATACCCCTGCGTCGATTGTGAGTACGGGGTTTTGTCCCCGCGTTGTTGCCTGCAGTTTAGCAGACGAAAACGAAAAGTCTAGCCCCTATTCTTCGGCCAAAAAGTGCAGTCCGAGAGATTTTGCCTCTTCGGGTTTGAGCACTTCGCCCCAATGGACGAATACTTCCCGAGACGAACCAAACTTGTATGGACCGGCGTCGATGAGCGTGCCGTCCAAACGGCGCGGATAAAACGGGACCTGCTCCACCATGCACAACGGAACTACTTCTTTGTACACCTGTTCAGCGTGCGCAATCGGCACCATTAGGACGATAGCGTCGTGAATTTGGAGAACGATCTTGTAGTCGATCTCTGGATGGGTTTCTCGGTAATAATAGAAATTGGCAAGCGCAATAGACACAGCATCGGCAACGCCGCCCTGAATAGGGAAGTTCTGCGCCTGCCGTTCTTGCTCGCCGCGGATGGCTTTGTCGTTACCCGGCATGAAACGCCGAAAACGACCGTATGGCCCGACAATCCAGCCGGGGTTCTGCGACCGTTCGCGGCACTCGGCCAAGAAGTGTTTAGTGTTCGGGTATGACGAAAAGTATGACTCGATCATCGCTTGGCATTCTTCTGCCGTAACAGTCACACCCTCTTCTTTGCACTGCCGCGAAATGGCCTCAGCGCCGCGGCCGTAAGGAATACCGAAGTTCACGTTTTTGGCTGCAACACGCAAACCCTTTTTCCCGGCAGCTTTCATGCCCTTAGACGTGGGTTCGACGCCCGTGATGTTAAACGTCTTAATAGCCTGTCGCGAATGAATGTCGTAGTGATCTGGGTGCGTGTCCGGCAGCAAGTTGCGCCGAATATGATCAATCATCGCTTGGTCTTGTGACAACCACGCGAGGACCGCCAATTCCGCACCAGTGAGGTCTGTTTCGATGCCGACGTAACCCTCGGGCACACGCAGGATCGATCGCACTGGGTGCTTGTAACGGTCTTCGCCGATGATTCGCCCGTAATCGTCTTCGCGGCGCGACGAAAGATTTTGGAGGGGAGGTCGAGAAGAAGAGGCGCGGCCAGTTTCTTTTGTCTGAAAGAAGTGAGTGCGGACTTTACCGTCGGCATGCACACATCCGACAAGACCTTTTTCATATGTGAAATTGCCGTTTTCATCGACTTCTACATCTCCGTCATCCGTGAGGTTTGGTTTCCGCAACACCGACTGCAGCACCTGACTAATAAACTTGTAGTCACGAATCTTGGCTGCCGTCGGATTGACGTAACCGAGAATACCCAGACTTTCCTTGTCTGTGCTTGGCGTCGCTGTTTTAGCGTCGATGCCGCGCCACGACAACTCTGTCCACAGCACCGGCCTTTTTCCTGTTGTCTTTACAGGACGCAAGTTCAAAAGTTGCGCGTCTTCTGGGATCGCCGGCGCGTTCGTAAATCTATCCAAAAACTTACGACCAAAAAGCGCGACAGCCAACTGGGGTTGAGACTTCGGGTTGAAATCGGGCCAGTTTAATTCTTCCCGCACTTCGGCAAGCAACCGTTCCTGCGTATTCATGAACAGTGTTGTAAGCTCGTCTGCCCGGCAACGATCGATGACGAGCCCTGTCAGTTCCATCTCCAAAAACGCCAGAGAGGCGCGATGGGCAGTCCAGTATGCCAACCAGCAATCGTGACCGTGTTGATCGTGCGCCAGTTTTCCATCTGTGCCGTCTGTGCCGTAAAACCGCATCATAATTCGGCGCGTTACGTCGACGTCATACGAGCCGTATGGGTGTAATACGTGAGCCGGGCATTCGCCGTAGCCGGCCATCTCACTGGCTTTGATTTTGTTATCTGCACGATACTTTTTACGCCAATCGTCTAACTGTTCCCAATAAATCGGGGCTGTAGTGAACCGCATCGAGCACGCATCGAGACCGTATTTGGCGCACTCGTTTACGGCGTGGTACATGAGGCTGGTATCCCAGCCACCGCGGGTACGATCATCCGGGTCTTCTGCTGGGGCGTATTCCGGGCGTACATCCACACCAAAATCAATAAGCCATGGCAAGTCAGCACGGAAAAAGTGACCGCCAACGCGTACGTGGCGTTCTGGTGTACTTTTGAGCAGTCTCGTGAGTTGCGTCCGGGCCGCGGCCAAATCTGGTTTGAACGCTTCCGCTCCTCCTTGATAACGTAAAACAATTGTGCGTGCCCATTTTTCTTTGTTGGATATCTGAATCGTGCGCAAATAAGCGTCAGGCTCTGTCGGATGGTCGCCGTGCCACTCGCAGTCGATGGCGATGATGTTGGCGTTCGGGTCTGGGTCGGCAATCATTTCGTCAACAAGTTCTGCTAACGCTTCTTCTGTGTAAATGTCGGCGTGATCGATTACTTCGGCCGTGTTGTTTCTGTTGTCAATGACATCTTTAAAACGCTGAATCTGCCCGGCAAAATCTTCGAACAGTTCTGGTTTTCTGACTACCAAAGCCGGGTGCATTACGGGCATGACTTTTATTACACGCTCATTGCCGTTGGCGTCATACGACTTGCGGTCTACAACGCGACCAACAAAATCAGACACGCTGCTGTTCGTAGCCAACACTGCTTTTGTTGCCTCGTTGCCGAGACACAAAATGTAGTCAGGCTGCACGATTCGTATTTCTTGCTCTAACAACAACGCGCAATCTTTAATCCACGCGGCCGGGACGGCGGGCGTGTCGGGAGTTGGTGATCCGAATTTGCAGGCGAATGTGGCGTACCAATCCATATACTCGTCGTCGCTAATGTCGCACTCGTCAAACGCGCGAAACAACGGCTCCATCATCGGTCCAACGACGCCACTTTGATCAGCCAGTTCGGCTTGACCGGGGATTTTGCTGACGATCATTACGCGGGCCGGCTTCGGCCCAAATACGGGGTTTTTGCCCCAACCATACTTGATTAAATGTCCGGGCAAAAACTGTACAAGTTCCTGCCCCTTTTTGACGAGAACGGGCAACGTAAACGTCGGGCTATACAGCGCCGCGCGATACAGTTCGACGAGCTTTTCGCCAATCGGTATCTTCTTTTTCTTTTTGATATCCAGCAGGTCCGAAGCGTCGCCTAGCGCGATCGCGTGGGCGATAAAATTTGCTCCAGCCGGCGGCATACCAATCGAGTCGAGCGGCAACAGCGGCCTGAGAGCCGCCGTGAGTTCTACACTCTCGGGGTCGTACAACGCCCGCACGTGCCGATGGTCGAGTGAAACGGCCGAAGCCATGTTTACCTCAAAAATGACTGGTCTATAGAAACGCCTACGGAATCCGCCGCAGACAACAAAAGTTCGCGCAAATCGGCGCGCGAGTAATCAGCCGGGTCGCGTTCGTCAGGCATGAGGACCGGCACAACCTGTAAGTTATGCCGGCACAGTTGCGCTGTTGCCTTTTCAATCGCGTCTTCTTCTCCGTGGTCTAACACAATAAAGACGGGCTTTCCAGCCCACGTCGTAGCGATCGTATTTTCTTGCCAAAACGACAACGTCTTGCCAAACAGACTGACACCGACAGCGCCTAACCGCCAAACGCTCGGCGCGCCCTCGACAATCACTACGCAATCTTGGCGCGATGCTAAGTCGTAGTTGTACAGCGCGCGGCTCTTTGTGCCGGCAGTGTAATACTTCATATCGACTTTTTGCGTGGTCGGTACGCGTCCTTGCCACGCAATAAGCTGCTGGTTGAAATACGAGGGAATGTAAATACGCCCGCGCATCATTCGGTATTGCGGCAGCGGTTCCACGCAAACACCGACGCCAAACACGTTAGACAAAATATCTATATCAAAGTTGCGACCCAACAAGTATTCCACTGCCGGCGAACTATCTGGCAATTCCAGTAAGTTCAAAATCTTTCCGGGCGGCGAGATTTGCTTGGTGTCGTATGACACGCTTCCTTGCTGTATCGGAATCTTTTGCAACAAACGCTTACCGGGTCCAAATATCAAATCTTCAAGCTGCTGGCGGCGTTCATACGAAGACAGACAGTTGTTTTTATAGCAAATCACAAGATGTGTATCTGTGCGGCGGCCGGTTCGCGGATTGAGGTCAGCGCCATAGGTGTGATTAATCCACAGCTTATTGCCAACGTCATTGCAAAACGGACAGCAAACACAGTAGTACTCACCCCACGTCTGTGCCTGCGTAATTACACGATCTGGATTTAACGGGTCCCGAATGCGCTGCACAGCCGCCGCGGAACCCTGATTTGCAATTCTGACATCGCCGAACTTGTGCTCTAGAAAAGAGAACAAAGTTGGATTGAGCGGGTTTACGCTCGGCCGTGACGCGTGCGTCATCGCCATGTTTACTCCTAGGATAAAAAGCCGGCGTCTACGTCAGGTTGTGTGCGCACAGGCGCGTCTGGATTCATAATCCGACGCCCGGGACGACCACTTGTTCGAACCGCCGCCGGATCGGCAACGGCATCCATTTCACCCCGACGCATAATCTTTCGCGACACGTCGTTGATGTAGTAATCGTCGTCCGCCTGCCATACGTCCACAACATTCTCGTCAATCTTTACCAAACCGTATGGTCCGCCTGTCGGCCGGTCGAAACGAATCTTCGACCAGTGAATCGTGCTGACGTACGTTTCCGGGTCAGGCTTGTTAAGACACAGACACGCATGAACGTTCTCGCCGAACGCTTTTGAGCCCTGCGCGTCAGCGTGGGAGACATAACGAAACGGCGGGATGTTTTTGATATCACCTTGCGCCAACTGATGCGCGACAAACACTGTTGTGTTGAACGGCACCGCGACATGCGTTTTAAGCTCATCTGGCGCGCTTTGAATTTGTCGCCATATCTGCTCCATGTGCTTCGTATTGACGCCCTGCGCCAGAAAACGGTTAAGCATCAGAGACAGATAGTCCAACAGCACAACGCCAATGTCAGCCCCCAGCCGATCCCGAAGATTTTCAAGCGTCGCCACAATCTCCAACACGCCGCCGTTGCCGCGATAGTTGGTTTCAGCGTTTGCCGAAAAATCCAAAAACGTAAAATGCTGGTTAAACCACCGCTGAGCCAAATCCCACCGTTCACGTTCGCACAACAACACCTCGCCGTTTCTGTTCTCAGCAAGTTGGCGTTCGTACGGGTAAAGATTTTCTCTGTCGGAGAGTTCGTTCCAGAATTCGTCTGAGTTGACTTTGTTTTTGAACCTGTCGCGATGAATATGCGCCGCGGCCGAATAGAACGACCAGTTCATCTTTGCCGCACCGTCCTCGTAACAGATATAGACAGCTATCTTTTTCTTTCTCTGCCCGCCGTGCTGTGCGTACTCAGCGGCGTATTGTCGCGCCATGCGCACGCCGATCGTGCTCAACATCGTAGTCTTGCCGCCGGCGTACGGACCAAGTAGTCCAATCACGTCGCCGGCGCGAAAACCACCGATATAGTTATCAATCCACGAAATCGTCGTAGGCGTGGCAATTGGCGGCAGAATAATCGATTTGCCGCGCTCGGGCATTTCGGCTGCGTTTTCTGCTTCATGGCCGACGAACTTGATGGCCTGAGCCCGCTTACGAAAATTGTCCAGCAACGTCGCCATCTCAGCCGGCGCGGCGTTGTCGGGCGTGCTGATCAACAAATTCTTGAGATCAGTATTGACCAGCCGGGCGTTCAAAAACCGCCGCACAATACTCTGCACATACGCCCGATCGGCATTTGCTTCTTCTGTGTTTGCAGGCGGACCGACAAATGCCAGCGCAATCAAACCGCTTTCGCCGTCGTCGCCAAAAAGCACAGCGCGATCGGCGTTGTTGAGCGCTACAGTGTTGTTGCTCAAAAGCGCACGCAAATGCGTCGTGAACATGTTCTTTGTCACGGAGCCGTGCTCGCGTTGCAACGGACCATACGCTGTCATAAACACGTATAACGCATGCTCACCAAGCCCGTTAAACATCGCTGGGTTTATACCCACCTGTACCGCCGATTTATAAACCGTCGGGTACGAAATGAATCCGCAAATCATTGCGGAAAGCTCGTCAAAAGTTAACGGCGTGTCAGCAACTATTTGCTGCCGCCCGTTCTGCCAGTGCTGGTTATCCACGATATCGCCTCCAATACTTCCGTTTATCGGCTACGACTTGTTTTAATTCAGGCGATATCCACCACCAGTTTTCGGGGCGAAGCGCTAATTCGTCGTAAAGCTGTTGATTGATGTCGTACTCTAATGCGGCGGCGGCAATGTATTTGTCAATTGCGCGCCGGCAGTTCACTTCTTCTTGAGCAGCAAATGCGTGCCGGAAAAAAGGCGTAGCATTTACGTTGGTTTTATCCGCAACTACGTACAGAACCAAATCATCGTAGTTTTGAATAACGTTTTCCAACATCGCCATTTGCGTGCCGATAGAAAAATCAGCGGCAGCGCAAAGTCGCGTCGTTATTGCGTCAAAAGACGCGATGTATTGTTTGTAAACATCTAACGACAAACCGCTGCACAAAAGTTCTGGTCGACTGCCAATATAGCCTTTGCTCTCCGCGGCGCGAACGGCATGAAACGCCGCGGAGAAATGTGCTGCCACCCACGTACCGGGAACAGCTTTTGCCGATTTAATAGCGGCAGCTATTTTTGTCCAAATACGTTTGTGGGTATGGCCGTACTGATTCGTACCGCCATCCCAGTTGACTCGCCGCGCGGTATGCACCGGCGCTTCAACGTCGTATTCATGCTCGCGCAGCGCGACAAACAAATAGCGTATGTACGCTTCAAGCTGCGCAGGCGTTAATTGGCGATACCAGTCGTAGGATAAGTATTCGTCATCATGGACTGGTTTCGCGATTGCGCCAACTCCTTGCGGCTTCATTCCAGTTTTGCTCCCAACCTAATAACTTGTAGCTGTCGCGACGACCCGCGCTCTTTCGATAGAATGTCGGGTCAAACGTGTCCATGCAATCAATCACTTCGCCAAATTCTTTCACGGTGCCGTCCGGCGCGGTATACGTGCGGCTCACGCGGCCCGGACCTTGAACGTCGACGATATCGCTGTCGCGGTCGTCGGCCCGTACAAGGACGTTTAACTGTTCAAAGTCGACGCCCGTGGCCCACACGTCTGTAGCAATAACACGCCGAAGCGTGCCTGTCTCAAACTGCCCGCGCATATCGTGCTTCTGGATATCAGAAAGCGGTCTGTAATCGGCCGGCAGAAGTTTGGCCCGTTTATACGCTGCACAATCGTACGGGGCCATCTGCGAATACATCAACGTAAATTCCGGCAGCAAAGACCCAAGGTGTACGGCGTGCTCGATAGTTTCGACGAGGATCAAAATCTGATAGTCCTCGGGATACTCGCGCACGGCGGCGGCGATCATAGAGTTTCGGGCGTGATTTGTCCAGATGCCGTGCCGCTTGCGGGCAACGCGATGCCGAAAGCGTTCTGCAGGGTTGTGCGAGAGACGAATAGGCAGCCACGTCACCTTGACCGGCACAACCAGCCCAAGCTCAACAGCTTCTTGGTACGGCAGATCAAACACCATCGGGCCAAACAGTGGCTCAAGAACAGCGTGCGCATTATCCATGCGCGCGTACGGCGTAGCACTCATGCCGAAGTTTCGCGAATTGCGATAACGTGCAGCAAGCGCAGTAGAGAAGTTAACCGTGGCTAACTGGTGAACTTCGTCGGCAAACATGAAGTCGGCGTCGCCGTCAGCATGCTGCAAGCTGCCGGCTGTAATCACGGTTACGCGTTCGCGATGTTTAAAGCCGTCGCCGATCATTCCGACCTTTGGCACAAAGCGCTTCAAGCTGCGCACAATGCGTTCTGCAACGTCGACGCTTTTTGTAATTACGTCAATGCGGGCTTCAGGAAACAAGATAGCCGCGGCACCAAGACATGTGGTTTTGCCGAAACCCGTCACTGCTTTAACAATTCCACATGGCATGCGAGAAATAAGCCGCATTAATTCTTCTTGCCGCGGCCGAAACTCAATTTTGCCGGCCAACCGCTCCCACTGCGGAACGTAACAATTTGGACGTTTTCGCGTGGGGGACGTGTCGACAAGCGTCAAATCGCATTGCAGTTTTCGCAGCCGATTGATCATCCGCGCCATGTAACCAGAAAGCAATACAACGTGCCCGTTCTCTACGCGGTACAGTTTGTATTCACGCGTCTGGAAAAACAGCCGCTGGCCCGTAACCGGATTTTTGCGCGACTGCCCGTGCAATTGCTCGACGTGCGAGTATTGCAAGTCGGACGTCAAGCGTTTGATAAGTTCCGGATTCAGGGCGGTGTTTCCCTGTCCTGTAATTCGCAAGACGTTGTTGGTCTTGTTTATAACCACCGGGTAACCAGCAAAAGCCATGTTAGTCGCCCCCGGGTCCGGCGACTGGTTCGAGCGAGATGACCTCAAATGTTCCATATTTCTCTTGCGCGTTGTTGAACGGTGAAAACCCGCGGTACTTGCCAACGAGCGTCAGCAGATGATTAAAGTCATCTAACGGTATCTCATCGGGAAGTACAGCGGAAATAACAACAGTATCGCCGGGCCGGAAAGCCTCGTGCAGGGCATAGTGACTGCGCATGCCGTTTTCGTTTGGCGTCAGAATAGTGCGTCGCCAGTCTTTGCGGGGCTCACCAACAATGACAGGACACCAATCTATTTTTTTAACTTCGGCGTGGTGGCGATTAGATAACTTCGCGGCGTACCGCATGCAACTGAGCCACGCAGAAGACATAAACATCACGCGGTCGCCGGGGTCGCGTTCAAAGCAAAAAATTACTTGCCCGTTGCGTCTCTTTTTTGCCGCGCCGAGACAGACGCGATTAAAACGCAGGGTAACCGTGATTTCTTGCATGATTACTTGTGGCTTTTCTGCATGTGGTTGGCGTAAGCTTCGCGCTGTTCTTTGGTTTTGAAAAACAACTCTGGCGCAAACAGACCGTCGCGTACGCCGCTTCGTTTTTCTAAGCCAGCAAGCCAGTTGTAGTGCAGGTAGCGCAAAAACGCCTGTGACGCGCGCAGGTCGCCCTTGGGACCGCCGCCATTAGCTTTCCAGATATCGTACAAAAAGTTAGCCGGGTTGTCAGGATCGATTTCCTCGTATGTTTTAGTTTTCCATGCGTCGAGAATCGTTGCACAACGAAACTCACGCGATTTTTTAAGCAGGCATGTTTTGTTAGAAACTTTGCTTTGTATCGCCGGCGTTAAACCATTAAACAACTCCAGTTTTTTCATTCGTTCTGGTTTACGCCTGTCAATGTACCAACGCGGATCGATAATGTTGACGAGCATGCGTGATGCGGCTTCTTTATCGAGCGTCGGTATAAACGTCAGTGCTTTGTGCGCAGGATGCAAGTTAAAATACGTATCTGTCGTGTCGTCAAATACAGAATTTGTGCGCAGCATTCTGGCAAGCATCGCATATGTAGGATAATCGTGAAGAGTTAACGTATGCCAGCCACCGCACGCCGCGGACACCATGGAAGAACGCATGCGTAAAATAACTAAAGACGGCTCTGCAAGCTCTTCCCGGCGGTCTAGTACGTTTGGGCCGGCGAGTTGCACAGTTTTTACTTCGCCTTTGTAGTGGCGCAAATACAGCGCACAAATTAACTCTGCGTTCTGCGGAACGCCAAGAAGTCGAAACAGCAATCCCATGCCGTTGGCGTGGGAAGACAACAAAAAGCTGTCAACTATTTGGCCAGAGTTTTTAGGCGCGTTAATTCCCTTGGCGTACCAAACATGTCCGTTATCGTCAGTGTGCAACTTAATAGTTGTTTCATCCTGCGGTCCGTACATGGCGTAGCTCCGGCGGTGCTAATTCAATAGTTGACTCAAACAAGTGCGAAAGACTTGTAGCGTGGGTAACTAATAGACATTGTAACCCCTTCGCTGTCGATAAGTCTCGCAGCTTTTCCAGTACGGGAGCCAACGCTTGAATGCGCGGAGCGTCCAAAGACGCCGTAGGTTCGTCGAGCGCGAGTAAACCAATCTCTTCTGCAAACTGCGCGTTTACAGCGACACGAAACGCCAACGCAAGAACAGTTTTTTGCCCAATAGACAACCGCTGCGCGACTTGCCGGCGGCCGTCGTAAAATTCCGCAATAAACGTCGGCGTGCCGTCGCCTGCGACGCGGACTAAAAAGTTCACGCTGAATATCTGCAGCAACTCGTTGATCGCCGTTTCGAGACGTTGCAAATTACGTTGCGCGACCAAACGCGGCGCATTCTTAAGCGCATCACGCGCGCGCTCGGCTATGGAAGCCCACTGCCTTATTTTGACAGCGTCTTGTTCTTTCTTTTGCGCGGCTACGCGCTGCTCGTCACGTTGCGAAATTTCCGCGACTATCGTGGCTCTATTTTGCTCCAGTATTTGTCGCTGCTGACACTTCTTTCGCAATTCGTCTAAGCCAACCTTGGCTAAATGAGCATCAGCCGCGGTGACGGTAATACTTTTAATCTCTTCCAGCAGCTTTTCGCGTCTGGCCGCGTTCGCAGCCAGCAAACCCTTGTGCTGAGCAATCTCTTCCCGCGCTGTCTGAATTAACGGTTGCAATTCATACAGCGCGGCTGAGAAATCTTCATAATCAGACACAGCCTGCTGTAGTTCTTCCTCAGCGATGTCTGGTTCTTTAACAGCCAACAACTCTTGTTCCGACGCCGTCAGTTGCTGTTCTTGAATCTCGCGAATTTTGCACCGCCGCTCCCACGTGTCCCACTCGCGCTCCAAATTGGCCTGCCGCGTTGCTTTAAGCCGTAAGTCGGCTAATTCTTTGCGCAAATCGTCGAGGTCTTTTGTGTACTGTTCCATCTGCGCGGCAAGCTGCGTTGACGGAGTGTGGCATGTCGGGCACTCGGCTACGCCCTCTTTCGAAAAAAGCTCTATAAAACGCTCAGCCTCTTTAACCCGTAGTTCCAGCGCCGGCTCGTCACGCCGAATTGTTTCTGAAGAAACATCGCCGGGTTTTTCTGGCTGCGGGTCTTTGTCTCGCGCAGTTTTAATGGCGGCACGCTGTGACTGAAAGTTTTCTTTAACCTTCGCTATGTTCTTGTAGTTCTCCCAGTGACCCAGCGCGATCTTGGCCTGACGGTGCGACTCAGCCTTGCCGTTTGTAGCTTCGACAAATGCTGCAAAATCTTTTTCGTATTGCTCACACGTAGCAGTGGCGTCGTCAAGCGCCTGCTTGTGCTCTGCTGCTTCTACCTCAAGCTGCTGCAATTCTACGCCGGCTTTTTCTCTGGCATCCCACCGCGCAATCAGTTTTTGATCGCGTTCTTGTGCGCGCAGAAAAGCGTCTAGACTCGGCAACTCATTTATCTGCGCGTCAAGTGCCGCACATTCTTTTTCTAAATCGGCGATCTCCAGTGCTAACTGCGAACTCGGTTTAAGCACTTCCGGCACGGCTACCTTAAGCAGAGACTTGCCGATGATATCTTGGCACTTGTCCGCTTTGGCCGTGTTAAACAACCGCTGAAAAAACTTGTCGGTATCTGTCTGGTTGTCGTCGATAAAAGAAAATATCTCAGTTTGCGATACGATGATAAACCGACTAATGAATTTGGCGTCGACGCCAAGGAGCTTTTCTACGCCGGCCGTCACCATCTTGTCGCCGCGGGCGACTTCTTTGCCGTCCACCGTCAACGTCGCCTGCTCTTTCTCTGGAAGCAAGTGCCGCGTTACGGTAGCGAAATGCCCGTTGTGCTCAAACTCTAGCGTCGCATACGCCGGCTCGCCGTCTTTAGCGTACTGCGAAATGTTGTCGGCTTTAACGCCGTAGTTTGGATTTTCGCCAGTAAGCAACCAGCGAATAGCCCCAAACAGGCTGCTCTTTCCAGAACCGTTTTCACCCAAAATAGCAACCAGACCGCGTGTAAACTCACACGTCTGATATCTGTGGTGTACCCAGTTCCTCACTTCCAATTTCAGAAGCTGCATCTGGTTCCTCGTTCATGTATTTTTGAAACAACGCATCAATCTCTCGGGCAGGGTCTTCGGCCGCCAACAACGCAGCGGCAAGCTTGTACGCGTCATTGGTGTCACCCAATAAGTCTCCGACGGCTGCAACCAAATCGTTTTTAACAGCGTCTCTAGCAGCGATTGTCCGCGGCTGCGCTTTCTCAGCAATTGCCTCACAAAACAAATGCGCCTGCTCGCCGACGCACGTTACCACGCGCAAATACGCGTCAGGAATGTTTTTATCGAACTTGACGCGCACAAGCGGTTTTTGAATGTGTTCCGGAACACCGTCGTTTTTTGCCGCTTCGATGCATGCTTGAATCTCTGTTTGCAGTTTGCCAGCGCACAGTTCATCAAGCAAGTTTTGCGTTTCAACGCGGTGCGAAATGAGGCGGCGCGTCTTGAGCGGTTTTTGTTCAAACACAATCCTGTCGCCGTCGGCGCATATAACAAAGAAAAACTTTTCTGGTGCTTCGCCCATGTCCTGCATGGCTGTAGAACCCGGCGACAACATTTCAATCCGCTGGCCTTGCGCGTTCACGCTTTCCACTGTTTTGGTTACGTGGAAATCGCCCGCAAGGACTGTCTGTACGTAATGCACATCGGTAAGCTCGCACTCTGTGCGGCCGAGTGTGCCCATAAAATCTTTCCACACCTGATGTGTGATCAAGATATCTGTATCCGCCGGCACTTGTTTAAGCGCTTCCTGAATTTCGCCGCGTGGTAACCAATCAAGGCCCCACACGCCGACACACGCGCCGCCAAATTGCACGCCTGTATCGTGCATGTGAATAGGCCACGGGTGTACGCTCAACCACGGAGCGTTGCGATCATATTCGTGATTGCCCTGAATATAGTAGACGCGCACGTTAGCCGCTTGCATACGGGACAAACCGTCGCAGAGCTTCGCAATTGGGCGAGCCAAGTTTTGCTTTTTTTCCAAAACATCGCCGCCCAGTATCAGTGGCAAGTTGTGGGCAATGCAGTAATCGACTATCTGATCAAAACTGTAATAAGCGTCCCCGTAAATGCCGGGGCGTGTCGTCCACGCGCCGTCCTCTAAATGAAGATCAGCGCAGAAAACGAAAAGCGGCTCCACTTAAACCTCCAATTATTCCTCGTCGTCGTCGCCAAAAAGCCAGTCAAATGGATTCTCTGGCGCGTCTATTTCGTCGTCATCGTCGTCCAATTGGTCGTCAAAAAAATCTTGTTCTGTTGGCCAGATTTTTTTACTGCCGCCAAACGGCGGCTTTTTGTTGAACGTGGCGTTGATGTGGAAAAACTTGGAAAAAATACTGAGATACTGCGACAAGATGTTTGCGGCCAAATCTGATTGCGTTGGCTTCGGCGCTTCTTTGTACGCTTTAAGACTGTTTTTCCATTCGTTGGGTTTTCCACTGAACCAACCTTCATGCGGAATCACAAATTGCGCTGGCGTGTCAGTGACGCTTGCTTTCGTAATCAATTTGAAAAACGACAAACCGAACAGGTCGGCTAGGTCGTCTTCTGTCGGAACGGGCTTCGACTGTCTTATTGGTGTTTTATGCTTTCTGTGCAGTTTGCGCACAGCAGCGTCAAAGTCCGCGTGCAGATCACGCATTTTTATGGCTAAACGAGTTGCCGTATTGAAATCCTCGACGTTTAATTCGTCGGGGTTCATAACGTCTATGGCTGTGCGAATAGTGTCGTAATGCTTGCGCAACGCGTTGACGTATACGCGAATAAACTGCACCTCAGCAGGCGACATACCAGCAAAAGCAAATTGCGACATAGAAACCCCGGTGTCGTAGTGGCTGGATACAAAAGCCAAGTATACCAATGTACCCAAAATTTTCTACGGCACGCGTTGTTTTACCTATGTTAACCAACCCGCCGCTGCATCATGATTTGGTCGGTCTAGATTTACAAACGCTTTTCGTTCTTCACGGAGTGCGCCAATTTCTTGTCGCTGTGTTCTGACCTCTCGTCGCAAAGACTCGATGTAAGCAACGGCTTCCAACGCTAATTGCCCGCCCTCGGTGCGCGGTTGTTTTGCGGCCCATAGCGTTAGTCGATTAACGATGTCAGCCATAATTATTCATCCAGCAGGTGAAACGGAATCATGTTGCGAATTTCTTCAGCAAGTTTTTCTTCTGCTTCAGTTGGCTCTCCATGTTTAAGAAGACTCCGCAGCCGCGCATCTATCTCCCAGAGTATCAAAAGCGCGTCACGGCCGCGCAAAGCGGCGTTGAAATCGCCTTGGTCGTCCGGCAGATCAAACTCTAATGTTGCTTTGGTCATATGCCCTCTAGCCAGTCGTTTAGTTATCAGAGAAACAAAATACGCCGCCAAAATTTTCAATAATGTTTTTTGCCTCTTCACGCGAAATCGCAAAAAATTCATTATCGCGACGAGCGGCCGCGTATTCTCGATGGAGACGCGTTTCAAGCGCAACGCAATCGCCAGTCGGGATATACCCGATTAACGCTAAACCGCCCGGAACAAAAGTAGCGCTTTCTCGTTGTCGCGCCGCAACGCTGCGGCGTGTTCTACCAATTTTAATCAAACCTTGCGACGCGTCCTGCAAAAAATAAACGTTCTCTATTGTTTCGTCGCCGATTTCGTCGTGCACCGGACAGTTGTAGCCGGTCGGCACAGAAGATAAATGCTTTGGGATTACAACACTGCCGGCGCGTAGCTTCAACACAGGTTTTGTCCGACCCTCGCCGGTCCAATACAAAGCCATGTGCGGGTTGCGCCAGTGCGGCGACAATTCGCTTTGCCGTTGCAAATCTTTGCCAAAATTAAAACCACGCCCTTGAATTTTTGCGGCGCGCTCTTCCATCCATCGTTTTGCTGCCTCGTCTGTTTCAAGATCGTATTTTTCTTGTTCCGACGCTAATACCGCCGGCGTAATTAAATCGTTCCCAGACGCAAGCATTGATATCAACACAGTCAACTTAAAAAGAAAATACAACCGCCGCGAATACAGCGGCAAGTCAGCAACAATTTGATCCGCGGTCTCGTTGCATAATATTTGCCCAACTTTTGTTCCAGATTCAAACGCCCACAGCGACGCGCGCAACATGTCTTCTACTGTTGCTTTGCTTTGTTCCGTCAAAACAGATTTTGGCAGTTGAATCAAAAAACGATCGTCGTCGTCGACTACTTCAAAACTACCTGCGACAAGCAAACCAATTTCGCCGCGCGGGTTTTTTGACGTCACAAACATAGAGCAAAATTTTTGCGCCACATGTGTGTCAAAATTATCTATTTTGAGTAAAGCCGTTTTAATTCCAAGCGGTTCTTGCCCTTTTGGAAAACGAAAACACAACGTACCGGGCGCAAATTTCAACTGTGACAAAGGTAAATCAAGTTTTGTGTTTTGAACTAATTTTTCAACGATTGGATACACATTGTAAAACGGGCGATTGGCTTCAAACCAATCTAGTTCGCAAATAGTCATAATCGTATGCCGAATACCAGCCGACGCGTGAAAATAAACTTCTGCCTCCATACCGCGAATTTTTGTTGTGTCACGCGCTGGATCAAACAAGTCACTAAAAATTTCCTGTACGCTACTGCTGTATTCGTCAATTATTTTTTGAGTTTTTACGCGAAGAAACTCGATTGGCGACAAACGTTTGACGTTGCCAATCCCTTTATGGTTTCCCCGACCAGTGTTTTCTAATTGTCGTATTGTGTGCAGTTTAGACGTTATGAATTCGTGAAATTTCATTTGTATCCTTACATCGTAAACGTAAACCAATGCCCGACTAGGATTCGAACCTAGACAAAGGGAACCAAAATCCCTTGTGCTACCGTTACACCATCGGGCAACTGCGCTTGCGTCCTTGCGTTGACGTCTTCCGTGACGCGCTTAAAAGGAGACCATCTTGTTTGAGCGCTCACGGCTTCGGCGTTACAAACCCACGGCCGACTGGGGTGCTGGACCGCCGGTGTCTAGCAGCGGCTTTAGGACGGTGAACACGGAAACCAGCCTTCCCTTAAAAACGAATTTGACTCGGCCACATGTCGACAAACTTTTTTGCCAACTCTATCGCCACAAGATTATCTACTTCTGCGTTGTGCATGTCTCCGGCACTTGCGTGCGGCACAAAACGATCGCGCAGCTTAGTCAGCGAGTATCCGGTATCGTGCTGCCCCACCGCGTTTAAAAACCGCGCAATCACCGCGGTGTCAAAAAACGGATACGTAAAATACTGATCCCACTCGCGGTCGTCAAGAAGGTGCGCGCGTAAAAATTGAGTGTCAAATGCGACGTTGTGACCAGCCGGCACGAAACGCTTTTTGCCGGTGATTACGCACGCACGTTGCAGATATTTTGTCAGCATGTACTTGGCGTCTGCTAGCGTGACGCCGCTAGCGTTGTGTGCAACCAAGTCAATTTTGTTCACGGAGAGCGCGCCTGCTGTAAGCGCATACTCTTCGTGCTTGATTTGCAAATACAGTCCGGGGTTGTACGTATCGACGGGGATAATATGAAAATCCTTGTCCACCACGATGCACGACACCGTGAGCAAACTATGCTTCGGCATCAAGCCGCCGGTTTCTGTATCTACAAACAGGTACATGTGAATCCTTTCAGGAAACTAGATCATCGTCATCGCCGCTAAACGCGCCAAACGTCTCGGTGTCCGGGTCGTTGCGAAAACTCACGAACTCGCCGCCGTCGTCGTTAAAAATGATTCCCGGCAAGCCGCCAACGTCTTCAGAAGACTTGCGCGCCATCCGCCACAGTTGTTTGTAAACCTCTCCGCCAGTGTTTTTGCCAAAATGCGTTTCTAGAAACGCGCGCACTGTCAGATAGTCGTCAAACGGGAGTTCGTCTTCCGATTCCGAATTGTAGTCCGAGAAAGAAAAGATAGTCATAAATACCTCAGAAAATAGCCGACACAGAAACGAGTCCGTCGCTCTCTGTCGGAAAAATGTAAATGCCCTTTGTTGTAAACAACCGCGGCTTTTCGTGCCGCATGATTACCGTCTCGGTGCCGTTTTCGTTTTCGCGCACCAGTCGTGAAACACTGTATGGGCCAGACGAATCTGTGCGCGCGTCGATCACTACTGCCATGTCGGTGTCCGGTACGGGAAACCGCACAGACGCACCAATAGGCCCAGTGGCCCCCACAACCCCTGTCAGCGCGCAGTCACGGGCAGCGCTGAACACGTGTTCAAGCGGCTGCAAGTCTGCTGTAGACACAGTTATCTTGTGGTACGGCCCTATCAGCTTGCCTGCCAATCCGCTGTTCAGCGCCGACTCTTGTTCCTTGTTGATAGCAGAAACCATGAACAAGTTTACGCTTGCCACGGTTAGCTGCAGCAGTAAGCCGGGAGGAAACAATTTAAGATCATCCGGGTCGCGCGATGCGGCTACAGATATCATGCCGGGCTTTATCCGCACGTACTCCCCAGTTTCGAGAAGTACGTGCGCGTCGCCAATCTTGGTGTCAAACATAATGCCGCGAGTGTCGGGTCCGAGCTTGGCGCCGGGCAACTCGCCTCTGAAATACACCATGTCGGCGTCCAGTTGCTCAAGCAACGCGGGCGTAACTTTAACCGGCGCAAACGCGCGCGCGACTAACGCGTCGGTAAAGATATCTGGCGCCTTTTTGGCTGCTGGCTTCTTGCCGCTTGTAACGTGCTCAGCAGCAACCGCGCTGACAAGGTCGAGCAGCACATCGGCGGAGATGTCTTCGTCTGGCTGTAACGCCGCCAGCAAATACATAAACGCCTTCTGCAGCACAGGAATCAAATCAGTTTTAGCGACTCCCGCGGCAAAAACGCGCTTCTCGGCTTCGGCGCCGAGCAACGTGTGAGTGACCGGAAACTGAAGACGGCCCCACGGCTCGTCGGCCAAGCTGACAAGCAAATGCCCCATCGAAAGCGCAGCAGACGGCATCGCCTGGGCAGAACGGCGCATAAGCTCGACAAGGCCCGTAGCAACCAACAGCCGATCTTTAGGCGGTAGTTCTACCGTATTAGCAAAAAACTCTGAAAAACAATCTGTGATGTTTGATTCTGGCATGTGTGTGTTTATTTTCCGGCATACGCGTCTGCGCAAGATTGAAGCAACTGAGAAAACCCAGCCACTGTTGGTTGAGAAAGGTAGATGACGCGTCCGCCATAAGTGTGAATATCGAAGTCTAAACTTTTGTCTTGGTCTTGAAACAGAACAAACACAAAATCTCTTTGAACGTCGGTCGGGTATTTGCGCGCACGAAGTCGCGACAAAAACAACTCTACTGCGCGGCGGCAATTGCCGACCGCAACGATAACGCCGCCGTCAAAATAATTTTGTACTTGCTCTGTAAACGCTAATAAATCTACGTATGCCGCGGCGCCGATAGCCGCGCCAAGTGTTGGCGGGCTAACAGACGGGTTTGTGTGGTTTGGAATCTCGCCAATCTCCGCTGACACATACACAGGAACGCCGGCGGCAAAAACAGACGCCATCAAACTACGATCTCGACCAGCCTGCGACCGAAAACCAGACGCACAAATAGTCTCGCCATAGCCGGCTTGGTTCACAGCCGCCGTCATCGCCAGCGTATTGATATCTGGCCGCGGCATTTCGTCGGCATACGCAAGGTCAGCGCAGGCGCCGGCAAGAGTAACCATCAAAACACTGGCATAACGCTCTGCGAAAAACTTACGCCAGATAGCGTTGGTCGTTTCGCTAAACGCTGCAGAATCTAAAAAAAACAACACTGGTTTTGAGTTTTGCCGCGCCTGAAAAATGCTTCGGGCGGCGGCCCCGAAGCTCATCAAATAGTTTTCATCGAGCGGCGTGACAGTGTCTGGCTGTACCGGCGGCAAAAAATACGTGCCGGGCACATCCGCAGACAAATCAGCCACGCGGTAGCAACTTGTTATCTTTGGCAAATACTGGAAATGCTCTGTCTGACTCGAACTTGTCGTCATCGGCCCGGAACCGAACAGCAACCAGTCGGCGCTCACACCCAGCCGCTCAACAATTTGCCCGGCCATGCGAATAGTTAATTGCGAGTGGCCGATCAATACGCGGTGTAAATACCGGTAGCACACGCCTAGCGCCAGCGCCATCTCGTGGTCGTTGCCGCCAAACTGTACGTCGAGTAAGTACTGCACGCGCTCGCGCACGGGGGCGTACGCGTGCCACAACAGCCGGCGGTTCTTGCCGTACTTTTGCAACTGCTCTCTAGTTGCGCGATACTTCTTCCGCTCTTTTTGCGGCTTTGTCATCTCGTGCTACTTTCTCCTGCTGCACATACTCCCGAACCAACGCAGAACCAGCCCGACGCATTTTGCCTGTGCCGCCAATCAACCGCATCCGGGCTGTAGCGTTTAAATAAACCGCTACAAGCTCGATGTCGTTGTTTAAAAGCTCGCGGGGGTATGCGTGGAACGCGATCAGCGCGCGGTAGATATCTTCGTCCTGCGTGCTGACTGTTTTGCGTTGCATCCATGTCTCGCCGCCGCGGGCGACCGCTGTCGTATGCAGTATGCGGCGGTCGCCACGCATCGTTGGTATTGATAACTTTGTAGCGCTGGACGCAAGCAGCAGGCGCCGCGTCTGCACGCGCCAGCCGTCTTGCATGGGCACCGCGCACACGCGGTAAAGCGACGCCAGCGTATTGCGACGTGTGCTTGTGTAGTTCTGGTGTATATGGTTCTTGCACTTCTGGAGTTCGTCGCGCAACCGGATAATCGCCGCGTATCGTTCTTCTGGCTGCGCAAAACCCAAGCCGCCAATCCCGGCGCTTGTTAAAAAATGCTCGTCTGTGACGACATGCAACGACAGCCGGGATTTTGGATCGTTTGCAATGTAGGCGTTGATCAGATATTTAAGTCGTTGCGTTTGCCGCGCAACAAGCGACGCCCAGCAGTGCGGGCAGAAGTTTGCGCGGTTGCACGGTTTGTACTCGACTGGCTTCCACTCCGCGGGCCGCGGCATGTACGCCACGCACCGCGGCCGGCAGTCAGCATAAAGCTCAAACGCGCGCACAAGTTTGTACGGGTCTAGCTCGCTGTCAGGCACAAGCCCCCGCTGGTACAGCCATAACTCGTGCCGGCCAAGGTCCCAAAGTCTGTGAACCCATTGCCGACACATGCTGTTCACGCTCGACCGGACGTTGTACACAGAACAATCTCTGTTGATACCGTACACAGCGGCCAAAGCCACGCCGTAACTTGCCCGTTTACGCGGGGCAACAATAGCGTAGCTCCGCGTAGACCGCTTCCGGTACGCGGGCTCCAACACGTCTTGTAAAACCAGCATTACGCCTGCTCCGGCTCTTCCGGTATAGGCGGCGCAGCTTCTTGCTCTTGCAACTGCTGCTGCATGTATTCGATGCGCTCTTTTACAAACGCCATGGCGTCTTCCACGCCGTCAACTTCGATAAACGGTAGTTTTTCTTGTAGATGCTGCCACTTGGTCGCGCCTACGCCGGCAACGTTAATTTCACCGGGTTCCTGATTTTCAAATTCGGGGAGCGTGGCAATAGCAAACGCTTCCGCGCGGTTTTTAAACACTATGATCTTTCCTTCTTTTGTCGAAAAGAATCCGGTACCGCGGGAGTTGCTGATAACATAACGCACGGCCTCTTCGCCGCTGTCGATGTATTGCATGACGCGTTGCGGTTGCGTCATTGGAGGAATCAGGCAACAATACTTGAACTTCTTACCGCTTCCGCACCAACAACGCTCGTTGCGCTTTGGAGTTGCCTGCTTTCGCAGCATACTCGCCTCCTTGCTTATATGTGACTAGCCGTACCGTATGGAAGAACGCGCAGCATACCAGACCTAAAAACGAAGTCAACCAGCGTATTTCCCGAGAAAAACCGCTTACCTATTTTTTTACCCATTTTACCACGCGCTGTAACTGCAATGCTGCTAAGCATTTGCAACAAAAATTTTCAGCAAATGTCAGAATTAGCCGAACTAGTCTCTTTACTTCGTAAAGAAAAGACTCCGTTTTCGTTTCATTCGAGAAAATCGCAGGTCTGTAGAGGAACCTGCGAGTTTTCACACAGAGGCTGCTTCGCGCTCTGGTTCCTGCGGAACTTCAATTTCGGGGAGTAGGTCAAACAGACCCATCTCCATATCCAATAGGAGCCTGTCTGAGCCAGTGACCTCTCCCGACTCGTCTACGGTCGGGACAGCAATCATGCACCGCATATGGGGCTCTACAGGCTTCCCCATGATGTGCTCGTGCAAGAGCGTGAAGACGATCGGAAAACATCTGTCTTCCGGAAGCGCGTCGATCACTTCTTGAGGCAGTGACCGATTGTATTTGATGATATCGCGCGAAATATGGTTAATGAGGTTTAAATTGTGCTTGTCAATGTACTTGTATTTATTTGCCATGTATTTTAGTTGTGGGGTTTTGGCCCCCGGTGTTTGTACATTGTGTGGGTGACGCCTTTTTTATCGGTGACGACACACAACTGGTACTGGTGCGCAACAGCGCCGGTTGTTTCTTTATTGTGCATCTCTACGAATTCTGGGCATTCACCGCCGGCCCACCGTGTGCACCACCCATCCCACGGCCCGCCAACAAATTTAACAACGGGCGATAGATTGGGTAGAATGCCGAGAGTTGCAAGCCTGTTCATGGCTTTATTCGTAATTTGGCGGAATAATCATGTGCTGCAGCAAAATAACTGCTACAGCAACAAAAAGACCGAACAAGTAGATTTGGCCGTCGTATGTCATGTTAATTTTAGATAGCTAGAAGACACAGAATCTACCAGTTGGGGTTGGTTGCTGGCAAGGCGCGCTATTCTTCGTATTTATAACGCCCGTCTTCTTCGCGGAGTTTTTTGTTGACGCTGTCAGCAACGTCTTTGTCGATAGACGCGCCGAGAATCATGAGCGCGTTGTACGTCGTCTGATTGGCGCCGTGCTCGTCTTCAAATACCGCGTTGCACAAAACTTGATACAACACGGTTAGCGGACTTTTAACGTGTTCAATCCGGCGTTGGCTGCTCATTGCTGGCTTTCTTTATAACGTCCCAGCCAATAAATGAAAACACGCGTTGCGTTGCCAGAAAGTCTGCGTCGTCGTCAAAGCCGGCGATGATGAGCACAAGCGTTTTGTTTTTCTTATCTATCTTGAACGTCGTGCCCGAACGTGGAATGCCCCATACGGCGTCTTGTGAGGCTGCGCGCACAAGGTTGCGACACCACTCTAGCACGTGCTCTGGAGGTACGTTATTGGAATTGAGCGCAACCATTAAACTCTCTGGATTTGCCGGCGGGTGAATCGGTCTGTGACGGCTTGGTTGGCCTGCGATTCAGATAACTTATCCGCAATCGCTTGCGGATCACACATCTTGGCGATGTACTCAATAAACGGGCCAATCCAGCGCTCATTGGGTTCTTTTTCCCACACGGTTCCTCCGGAGTAACTGCCCGTCGCGTTGTAGCAATACACCATTCGGCCGGAATCGGCGTCTTCTTTGCACCACCAGCGAGGGCCGCTACCGGTTCCGCCGCCAATGGACGGCAGCGCTATCTCTTTTATTTGCTGTCGTCGCGGGTCTTGGTGCGACCACGCGCATTCGCCTAACGTTTTTTTATAGTGGCGCTGCTGTACGTCATGGCGCAGCGGCACGCCGGCACATTCGGTAAAAATAGCAGGCAGGCCAGAGTCCATAAACGCTCTAATTTCACGCGCGTTTTGCGCAATGAGCGCTTGACGCGCGCGTTCGTTTTCGTTGATTTCGCGCTGCTGAAGCGCGTAGATTTTGGCAAGTGCTTCACTCATTTTCAGCTACCTGTACAAACTTGCGGCGGCGGGGACCACACGCGGCCGACGTCGGCGGCGCTAAAAGCTCCGGGTCCATTTCTGCTAACATCTGCGGCGTGATATGCCGCGAAAGCCACTTGATAAACGAGTCTACAAACTTTTGCTTGGCTTGCGCTTCTTCAACCATATACGAAAAGTTTTTACTTGGACTGTCGAGCCTGTAATACAGGCTTTCTTTTTCGCCGTCGCTTTCGAGTGACGCTTCGACATACCACGAGTATCGATCTTCGCCGTCGTACACTGTCAGCCCGGTTCCGGTGGCTGTTTTGTCGTCTAAAATATCTACAAGGTCGGAAAACGGTACGACTAGTCCCTCGACCTGTTCCAGCGACGGATTTCTGACTTTGATATCTTTGACAGTTTCCCACATCTCGGGGATACCGCTGTCTTTGAAATAGGCAACAGCGCGGCCAAGCGCGCGCTTGTTGTTAGTCCGAATCTTTTCTTTTTTTGCCAGCCGTGCGCGGTGCACTTCTGCAACTTTGTAAAAAACGTTGCTCATGGTTGTGATGGTTGTGGTGTTTCTTGCGGCCGGTTAAAAATGCGGCGGTATGCGTCTGCGCTCCGCACCCACGCCTCAATCATGTTGCGCGGGTAGCGGCCGCCCACACCAAAATTGAAGTCAGTCCAGCGGTCTGCAGAAAAACCGCGCCACTCGATGTCGACTGTCTTCTTGTTGACTTTTTTGACAACATAGAACGCATAGCCGTCGCCGACTGGTATACGAAACAACTTCCCGGGGTGCAGACCTTCTGGGAGTGTGTCCGATCGTCCCTTGGCAATCAGATACTGCTCTTCGACGTGTGCGTAGTACTCGTTGGCTGTCGAGAGGGACGTAATCGGTATATCCGTCAGGCAGTCGAGGTTGAGGACGTAGCGTTCAGGCAGAATAGCGTCGTCAACAATGACGCAGCGTTCTTCGTTGTAATAGTCAATCGAGCTTTGCGAAAAGCGATCGACGATGCCGTAACGCCATTTACCTGTGTGTTGTTCGTACCACTTCACCTGATACAAGTCAGGAATCGGCGTTGACATTTTCTTTTGCTTTCTCTTTTTCCATCTCGGCGCGAATCTGTTCCATGACGACGAGGTGGTGCGCAACGTCAGTGCGGGCGAGGTCTTTAAGCAACTGCGCGTCCCAGTCGGCGATCAGCGGCAACGCGTCGGGCCACGAAGCGGATTCCTCGGCATAGCCTTCGTCGCAACCGGCTTGCACGTACATTTCTTTCTGGCACTTGAGGTACCACTTTTCGGCTTCGTCACTACTAAGCGTCGGCGGGTCGTCATCGTCGCTGGTGTTCTCGTGGCACAGCAACACGTGCCGCGCATCGACCAGCGCCCGAATAAGGCTGGCTTCAAATCCGTGTTCGTATTCAAAGCTTGCGATGAATACTTTGCGGATCGTGGCCTCTAAATCATCGGGCGCGATTTCGTCGTCTCCGCCCATCCGGCTCATCATGTAACTAATTTTGTCTAACGTTACGTCTCTGTGCATGTTTCTTTTTCTTGACAGGTTTGTCGCTATAAACGGTGAGGGGACCAAAAGTATTCGCCCACGCCGTGGCTGCCCAGCGCAGCACCATTTGTCGTTCTTGTTCGTCGTGCACGTGATGCGCACGAAGACTCCAACGGGTTTGTCCGTTGGTTGTGCCGCCCTCTAGCTCGACGCTGAAAAAACCGCAGCGGTGAATTTTTTTCAGCGTCGAGCTAGA